GGCACGCCGGTGGCCGGGAGAAGTCCCCGGCAGTCGAAGTCGTACTTCGCGCCGGCGGCTCCCAAGGTCGCCGCGTACCGGCCTGAGGTCCGAGTGAGACCCCAGTCGCCGGGCATGTTGTTGGTCACGACGACGTTGAAGCCCGCCAGCCTGGCGAGAACACGCCGCGACGCATCGCCGACGTAGCTGCCGGCGGACTGCCGATCGAACGGGTCACGGTAGCCCACCGAGTTGCCGCCGGTGGTCGCATCGCGGAGACCCAGCTTCACCAGCATGTGCCGGATGTACGGCGTGACGAAGAGGTAGCGGCCTTCTTCGGGCACGTTCTTTTCGTCCATCGCCAAGGCGAGGGCCTCGACTTCGGTTCGGAAGTCGGTAGCTCCGGCATCGGTGTCCGGGAAGCACTCCTTGACGGTGTTGTTGTTGGCCCCGCCCACCTTGAACTGGACACTGCCACCGGGGTAGGCGCCGCCGACGCCGGCTTCCTTGGCCGCGCTCAGGGCCACAGTCGCGATCTTTCGATCGAGGTCGCGGGCCAGGATGCGGCCGAGCTTACGGGCGTAGGGAGCGAGCACATCGAAGTGCGTCAGCTCGATGTCGAGGAACGGCACGTCGATCGCGGCCACGAGGTGCCGGTCGACCGTGACGGTCTTCTGGCTCATCTTGACCTGCTGGCCTTGGATGAACGCCCCGACCTCGTGGTAGCCGCCCTTCAGGCCGCCGGAGACTGCCGCTTCGCCGCCGTCACTTACATCGCCGTCATCGTTGGCGTCGTTGAGTCCGATGGAGTGGAGATCGAAGTCTTCACCGATGATAGGCCACTGCGCGGAGATGCCTCCGTCCAGGACCTTCTTGGCCATGAAGCCGCCGGTGTTGTCGTAGAAGACACTGTTGTCGTAGAAGGCTTCGAGAACCTTCCCCGAGAAGATCGTCAACCCGAGGTCGCGATCCGTTCCAGCGCCGCCCGCATCCGCCATGGTGCGGGTGTTGAAAGTAGAACCGATGTCAGTCATCTGACTGCTCCTGAAAAAGTCGTTTCGTGTGAGATAGGACGTGGAGGTGTCCCAGCCTCACCGGGCCAAACGTGAACCAATGGTTCATGTTTGGGTGTCCGACTCAAACAGGGGCTCCGATCAGATTTGTGCGTCTCCCTCGAGATCCGAATGCGGGGTCACGGGGAGAGTGTCCTTTTTCGGGCGTCCTCTGCGACGCTTTGGAGCAGGCGCTGGATCAGCTTCTTCTGCTTCCGGACTCTCAGCAGTCGAGGCACTTTCCACGACTGGCTTCTTAGCCCGCTGCTTGTCAGCAGTACCCGTGAAATTCGCATACGCATCCGCGAAGGACCTTTCGTAGTTCATGCCTGTTCCCCTGGCGAGGACGGCTTCATGCTTAACTAGGTGGCAATGCATGACCCCAGCAGACCCGAAGAAAATGGTCTTGATTGACGGGTCATTACGTTCCATTCGCATGACTTTGACCAGGTTTTCTGCTGACTTAATCACATTCCTGCTCCGCTGATGATGCTCTTATTGGTGTTGGCCATGCGACGCTTGAATGCTTCGTCGTAGTAGCCCTGCTTTTCGGCTGCCTTCAATGCACTGATCATCTCCTGCGAGGACTCGAAGCCTCTGGAGGTGTTGGGCATGGCGTTGCCGGCGAGGATTTCGTTCTGGTTGGTGAGGCTGCCCTGGTTTGCCTGGTAGTCGAAGAGCAGCTCCTTGAGGGCGCTCTCGTATTGGGCAGGCTGGGCGAGCCGCTCATTGAGTGCGTTCACCCGGTCCTCTGGCAGGTTGGTTCCAGCCCAGCGGAGCAACCCGTTGAGCTTGTCCTCTCCGCCCACCATCTTCGCGGCATGCTCCTGGATTCTTTCCTGGGCATACACCTGGTTCTGGGCGATGGCCTGCTGGCCTTGCAAGAACGTGTTCACCACGTCCTTGCCAAACCCCACCTTTTCGAAGGCTGCGTACTGCTCGTCGCTGAGCTTCCCGTCAGTCCTGAAGTTGGCGGCCAGGTCTGCACCCTCGAGGCCGGCGGCCATGATGACTTCGTCGACGGACGAGCTCATGGATTCCTGCCGGTAGTTCCCGAGCTTCTGCTCGAGCTCCTTGTAGCTGTTGATGAGATCTTCCTGCGTCTTGAACTTGCCCGCGATCAATTCATCGGCGGGGGATTCAGGGGCAGGGGGGTCACCCATTGGCGTTTCAATGGCGTTCGATTCCTTGCTGATCGCCACATCCTTCGGCGCCTCTTGGGCGTCAGGTGTGATTTGCAGCCCAGGCTCGGGGGCTGCTCCGGCTTCTTCAGACATTCGTGGGCTCCTGCGACATCACATTCTGTGCGACCACGTCGCCCTGGACGTCGATCGCTTTCTGTGCTGCCGCTTGTTCGATTTGCTGTTGCTGCATCTGCTGCATTTCTTCTTGGACCTGCTCTTCTGACTTGATCAGGCCGGGTTCGTACACCCCGCTTTGCCTCATGAGCATGTCCAGCAGGACTCCGTTGTCGATCCGGGCCATGACCTCCGGTCCCATCTGGGCCATCATCTGCATCAGCTGCATGATCTTGGCCTGGTCGTTTTCGTTCGCAAGGGCTTGCACGCCAGTGACGGCGAGGATCTCGACGGCTTCATCGGGAAGCGAAACCAGGTCCCCCTTCTTCACCAGAACGTGGCGGACCCTCTCGATCAGGGGCATCTGCATGCTGTCCGCGATGGGGGCGTAGAGGCCGCCTAGGGCACCCTCGAGCTCCATTGCCACACGCTGGACCTGGAATGCTGTGACGCGGTCCCCCTTGGGCGTCGTCTCAGCCTCCATCAACATGGTGGTTGCAAGGTCTCTCCTGATGGAATCGCGCACCCCAGCCACGACATTGAAGTCGCTGAGCCGATCAGCCCGCAGGAGACCGACATCTTGGATCTGGCCACCCTGGACTCGAGCCTGGATGACTGAGCCGCTAGGCTCGGCGAGGTCCTGAGGACGGACCTGGGCGTTGTAGTCGAGAGCGAAGAGGTGCTTTGAGGCCACGCCGGCAAAGTCAAGGATCCTCTCCGTCAGCTCGTTCATCGATCGGACGTCGCCGAGGTTCTCCTCGACCAGGCCGCGACCGTAGTCAGCGCCGGGGGGGAGCGAATACGTCACGCTCATGTACGGCGTGACCTTTTCTGTGATTTCGTTGATGACGACGCCCGCGATCTCCTGGGAGATATCCCACTGTTTGAGCACCGGGTTCCATTCGACCGCCGTGTACAGGTCCTGAAGCCTGTTCTCTGCGGCCATGCTCATCAGCCTGTCTGCATCAAGGCCGGAGGCGGCCAGCATTTCCTCGTTGAGGGTCAGCGGGTCAATCTTCTCTCGGGTGATGTGACAGATCACGTCGCCCGACGGGGTCCGCTTTGTGATGTAGTTGTCGCGGCGGAAGATCTGGATGTCGAACTCGTCCGAGATCCGCATCAGCACGTCGCCGGTGATCAGGAGCTGGCTCATGGCCAGTCGCATCCGGCTCCGGAATCCAGCTCGCCGGCCACCGGAGGCAGAGTTCAGGTTCACCTTCTCGAGTCTCGAGAGGATCATCAGCTCCTGGAGGTGCAGGCCGTTCTGGAACTCCTGAAGCAGGTCAGGATCGACATCTGGATCAAACCTCATCGAGCCTGCTGGCTTGAGCTTGAACCATGGCTGGCCTGGAGGCGGGAAGATTCCGAGCAGGAGCCGGCCCTCGAGGTTCGTGATACCCCTGGCTGCGAGGCTTGAGTAGCTCTCAGGGAGCTTGTCTCCCTCAGTCCACCCCTCGGGGGGCAGGACCCATGGCTTGGTCAAGGCGGCACAGAACCTGGCTCGCTCGAGTGTTTCGGATCGGGTGCCGTCAGCGTTCTCGAAGCGAGCTTGGAGGTTCTGGTACATGGATCAACCGGGGTTAGACCCGGCTCCGGCACCGTACTTGGGGATCCTCAGGCTCGATCGCGATCCTCGGGCAACGTCGGCCCCGGTCACGTCGTTGTCTTCCCGCTCGTCAAAGTCTCGCGGGGTCGCTTTTTCCGGCCTTAAGTTGGACATCGGATCCTGGTAGATCGTCGAGTCCGGAGGATCGTAGCCGCCGCCGCCGCCGCCATCATCCAGTGTCATGCATATTCTCCAGCAAGCGTAAAAGTTCATCGACGACCGATCTGCGGCCGGCAAGGTAAACAAGTTCTTGGATGCGATCAGCACTCAACATGTGTGAGTCCACCGTCGCAGGGGGGTTCAATTGGTCGAGCTCTTTTACGAGCTGCTCGACTGATTGAGGGAGGTGCTGAGGCAGTGAAGTCGAAGCCATTTGCGGACATCCAAAGGTGGAGCTCAGTGGGATTCCAGTTCTTGCGTCTTGGAACCTGCACTCCAGCTCGGCCGAGCGTCTCCCTGGCCACCGTGGTGCAGTTGCGCACCTGGTAGAGGCCACGGGTCAGCCCCATGAATATGAATGGGAAGGGCAAGAGGAGGCCGTATCTCTGCTTCTTGCCGCCCTTGAGGGCGTGGATCTGCGGGTCTCCGCCTTCGACCAGGTAGTACCCAAGGATCCTTGGATATCGCCTGATGAAAGCCTCGTAGGGCCAGAAGCTGGTCTGGCCGTACTGGCCATCGAAGACGACCTCGCCATCGGAAACGCAGACATGACGAAAGTCAGACCCTGCCCAGTGGCGGGCGACCCATGCCCAGAACAAGTACCAGAACGTCATTGGATTCTTGCGGAGCAGTCGCCAATAGCGGCCCTTGAAATCGGTGAGCTTCACGCCTTCGGCGAAGATGACAATCGTGACGTATCGGTCTCGTTCCACTATCTAAGTACCTCACGCGAAGAAGTATTGGGAATCCCGGACCTGGTCCAGATCAAGCTCGCCAAGGGAAGGAGGAGCTGGGAAGTCAACCTCTGGGTACGCCTCGGACCACTGGTCGAGAAGTACCTGGGCCATAGGGCAGCGATGTATGTCGATGAACGTGTCTCGGAGCACGCTTCCGAGCTCGTCCATCGTCTCGGCGTGTGTCCAGTACGCATCGTGAACAGACGCAAATGTGATCCCCCGATCCCTGCATTCGCTGGCCGTCTTCAAGTTGTGGGAGCCGTCCCAAGAGTGGGTGGCGTTGGGGATTGATCCCTGAACCTGCTTTGACAACGAAATCGGAGACTTGTTATCACGATCCCCAATTGTTAAACGCTGCATCACCGTGCGAATCTGAACCTTCCTCAGGTTCCGGTAGGGCTGGACCACAGGCATGCCGAGGGGAGTGACCCAGGAGATGCACTGGTGTGGCTTGGCCTTGCACATCATTCGGGTCGACTCCTCGATCCATGCCATGATCCGGTGTGCCTCGGGAAACACTGCACCGACGCTCTCGAGCACCTTCCCCGACAGGTAGGCGGACGCCTCATACAAGTCTTCTCTTGGCACCCCGCGCTTCTGCAGCTGGGTCCTGACCTGATCTCGAGCTCCAACCTTGGTCACGTTGTAGACCGTGGTCATGGTGGGCTGCTTCACCACCTTACGCTCGAGGTGGCCCTGGACCAGGCTGGCTGCATGCAATCCCTGCTCGAGGTCATCCCGTACCTTCTCGCAGACGATCGCAAGGACAGCGGCATAAGCATCCGCCGGTGTGTCCCCAGGTACGAGGTTGACATGCCGGCCTCCGTCCAGGTCGCGGCTGGCGGCACACAGGTGCTGGATCCCATTGCACGATCCATCGACTTGGACCGGCAAGCGAGCTCCGATCTCCTCAGGAAATGCAAGCCCCATGCATGCAGCGGCGAACTGGAACGGTTCATCTGCAGTCTTCCACTCGTCGACGGTCTTCAAGGGGTGCTTGCCAAACTCGATGAGGCGATCCATGTTCTCGTCTGCCCATCGGACACGGTCGTCGAATGAGGACTTGTCGTTACCCCACATGTTCGCTGCGTGAATCTTCAGCCACCGCATGCCGACTTCAGTCAAAGGCTTCGCCTCCTCGAACAGAAGCAGGCTGCGTGCGACGTCGTCGCCGTGGTGATTCAGATGAATAGGTATGGGGTAGGCTCGCGAGCGAAAGCACATCTGGTGCGGGAACCAGATCGGCGACTCGCCAATCAAGTTCTCTGCGATGGAGAGCTTCTGCAAGAACTCGATCCTCGCCCCTCGCAGCTTCGCATTCCTCGAGTGAATCTCGTGGGCCTCACGCTTCCATGCTTTCCTCGCCGTCTCATCAGACTCAATGCTCGCAGGCTTTGGCGGCATGTCTTCAAGCTCAGCCTTTGGCAGCTTTCCGACGCCGCCGCCTCCATCCCAGATCTCTCGAGCCAGCGTTGCTGCCGGCCTTGAGATCTGCCAGGGGACAGCATTCAGCGCGTTCAACCCATCGTAAATCTGGGTGAGATCCGCAGTCTTGAGTTCCTCCTGCTGATCGCTGCTCGGCTTTGATATGAATGGCGTTCGGACCTTGACGTACCCGCCTTCAGCCCCGTCCTCCCAAGCGCAGGGCGGGATCACCATTGGTGCGTAGCGTGGGCGAAGGAATTGCCTGAATGCGTGGCCATCCTCAATGATGTCGAACGCCTTGTCCGAAAGGATCACGACTCCTTTCTTCTGGTTGTCACGCCATCGCTTGTCGTGGATGAAGGCGGGGTCCCACTCCTCGTACCCGATGGAGCAGGTCTTCGACGCGAGGTTGATCAGCATCGCACCAGCATGGGTGCAGACACGCCGGCTCCACATCGAATCCTCGAGCGTCTTCTTAGCCCAGGCGTTGACCCGCCCGACGTTCATGTTCTTGAACCGCCGGTCGAGCTCGTTCCAGTCGGCACGGTGGTCTGACCGAAGCATGTCCGCGTGGATTTCAGCGACCACTGCGTTGCCGATCGAGTAGGCCAGGTGAACCAGGAGCACGCCATCGGCAGGGGCAGCCATCGTCTTGCTGACCATCTCATGCAACGTGATGAGGGCAATGCGGTCGGCATCCAGGCCCCAGATCACGGGGCCGTACAGGCCACGCCCCAGGCCGGGAGCGTTGCGTGCGATCAGCCGCTGCTCCTCGCGGATTGCCTTGAGGATGGGCTCATGCCAGAAGACAAGCAGGCGTTCAGCTGGTTTCAGCGAAGCACCGTCGCCTCGGTCGACGGCCTCCTTGGCCAGCTTGCGGTACTTCGCTACACCTGCGTGTATCGACTCCGTCTCAAGCTTGAGCTGGTCTTCGTACCTACTGCCCTGGAAGATTTGACCCACTGTCAATGGTGTCAAGGATGACCTCCGATGTCTTGAACTTTGAGTCCTTAAGCCGCTTCACGATGTGCAGAGGCAATCGCCCGTACTGCTTCCAGAGCTTCTTGTCCCTCTTGAACTTCTGCGTCTCGACACCCTTGACGTCGACGTAGTGGGGCGGGGCCCCGACTGGCACCACGAGAAAGTCGGGGACATACACGTTCTCGGGGACACCCAGCCAGACCCGTGGCTGGCAGACGTAGTCCCGGATGATCTCCTCGTCCACCATTCGCTCGAGCATCATGCAGTACTGCATCTCCGCCTTCGAGCCGAAGGTTCTGCCAAGGAACTGCCGCTCGTTGGCTGGGCTGACTTTGTATTTACGCACTGAGTTTCCTCGTGTTGGAGATCAGATACATCAGGGAGTCGTGCGTTGCACCCTCCCGATACCAGGCTCGCATGTCCTTGCTCGGCGGGCGAACGATCCTCACGCTCTTCGATGTCCTGGTCAAAGCCTTCGCGAGCACATCAGCACCACGTCTGCCAGGCGTGTCGGCGTCGCTCACGATGACAGCGTGCTTGTCTGCAAGTGCGAGCTTCACCATGTCCACAGCGCCTGAACAGCTGGGGCGCCCGATCGCACAGAACCCCAGCTCGAGAGCGGCAGCGGTATCTGTCGGGCCCTCGCACACGAGGACCATGTCGCACTCGAGCGAAGTCGGCATGCCGAACAAACCCTGCTGCGAACCGAGTATCGCCTTCTTGTTCCCCCGCAAGTCTCGAGTCCTAAGGCCAAGCACTGTTTCCATGTCGCATGCGTACATGGGGAAGACCCAGACCTCCTGCTCCGGGTGCCACCCGAGACCCATGAGCGAAAGAGTGCTGCCCTTGTTCAGCCCCAGCTTCTTCGCGAGGTGCTCGGCCATGTCGTAGGTGCATTTCTTGTAGCACCTGGCCCAGATCTTCCCAAACTCAGGTCGCGGTTCTTCCTTCGGCTCTGGTTTAGGGCGTCGATACACCGGAGGGGGGACGTCCCCGTGCAGGCGGTAGATGATGCCGCCATCGTCACATCGCTTGATGACCTTGAATCCTTCGCATCCATCGACACGCATGCAGCGATGGGCACCGTCATCGGTGTAGCTGCACCAGTCGGGCTTCCCGCAAATCATGCACTTGCGATTCCCATTCACTCTTCTCCAGCTCACTCTTCGTCCTCCAGAATTAGCGGTGTTCTCTCGCCGGCCCACAGGCCACGCACGTTGAACTCAAAGAACTCTGAAGCATCAGTCTCAGTCATTCCTTGATTGATGAACTCCTTGATGATCTTGGATGCTGAGTACACCGCGATCTTCTCGCGGCTCCATTGCGCACCGAATCCAACCAGGGCAGATTCCAGTCCGGGGAAGACAACCACCCCGTCAGTCGCTTCGTCCGTGTGGTCTTCGCCATCCATTGGCAGCCAATCGATCAAGAGTGCTGGACGCATCCGCGATGGACATGTCCGTGGGATACCCGTACCTCGCAAGCAACCGTGCCTGTTTGAGGGTGCATTTGCCTTCTCGCATTCGCTTGAAGATCGAGCGCTGCAACTTGGTCGCTTCCGCTCGAGACATTCGGTCGCCGTCAACCCCGAACTTCTGGAGAAACTCGAGCTGCTTCACGGATGCGGGCTCGGCTCCTGGGTGCTGGGGTCGTGCGACACCGAGGACCTTGAAGGGGTCGTAGGTTTCGGTCCTGTACGAAGCCTGAGCCCTCAGCCTCGCTCGACGTGCAGCCTCGGCGAGCCGGCGTCGCTCCTGTTCTTCGGCCAGGCTGGCTGCTGCTTCCTCGAGGGCGGCCTCGGGACTCACCTCCTCGCCTGACTGGAGGATCTCCTTCGCTCTTGCTCGCACTTCATCCGGGTACTTACCGCCGAGGATGTCCGTGACACAGACGAGCGAGTGCCTGCCGGCGTTGCCGACGAAGTCGATCACATCGCAGTACGGCTTCGCGCTCATGGCGATGTTGGCCTGGCGTTGGGCCGGGGTCGGCTGACCGTCGACGATGCCGGGGAGTGGTCTCAATCCACGACCCACCATCTGTGTAAAGAGAGCACGGCTCTTCGTCGGCCGGCCCAACGCCACGACCTGCACATGCGGAGCGTCCCACCCTTCGGACGCAACCATGCAATTCGTTAGAATCTGAAAACCACCCTCGCTGAAGTCGCGGAATAATTTTCGTCGTTCATCTTTTGGGGTCTTCCCCGACACCGACCGAGCACAGTCCGGAGCCATTCGGTTGAAGACCTCGGCCATGCGTTCCGCTTGCTCAACTGATGCACAGAACATCACGGTCGGGCGACCGGCCGCCAGCTCAAAGGTCGGCACCGCCATCCGTTGGATGGTGAGCTCCTCCTCCATGACTCGAGCTAGGTCACGACCATTGAGGTCGCCGGCAGTGGTGCGGACCTTGTCATAGGTGAGGCCGTCAACGATCACGGATCGCTGCTCGATCGGAACCAGCCACCCATCATCGATGGCTTCATCAATCTGGTACTGGAAGGCGACGGCCTCGAAGACCAGGCCCATCGCAGTCTCATCCGTGCGATCAGGCGTCGCAGTGACGCCGAGCAGGCGGTGCGATTCATTCGACTGCATGTGCTCGACCAGCTTGCGGTAGGTGTTGGCAGGGGCGTGGTGTGCCTCGTCAATCACCGTGAGGCTCCACGCCTCGGGGTCAGGGACCAGCTCCTTGAGACGCTTGCCGTCGTTCTGCATCAAGGTTTGGACTGTTGCGACAACGCACTCAGGGGGAGTCCACCACTTGTCAGTCGATCTCCGGCTTGCCATCTCGATCCCGACCTCGACGCCTCTGCCACGGATCGTGTTCGCCAGCTGTGTGATCAGCTCCTCTCGGTGGGCAATCACCAGGACACGTCCACGCGAAGCCATCTTCACGATGCTCGAGAGGATCACGGTCTTCCCAGTGCCGGTCGGCAAGCAGGCGAGGGCAGATTTGTTTTCACGCAAAGATGCAGCGATCTTCGCCACTGCATCCTCTTGATATTCGCGGAGCTTCATCGCTTCTCCTTAGTTGAACTCCTTGGGTCTCCTGTCGAACATGTCTGTGGGGATCCATCCAAGGCCCCGGCAGACATCGCACCCATCACCACTGCACACATAGCAGCGGTGAGTCGGAACGCTCAGACGTACCGAATCGTGTGCGTTCTTCAGGTCTGCTTTGATGTGCGTCAGCGGCAGGAAGACTCCTGCAGGTGTTGCACCTAGCTCGTTCAACCGCCGCCCCGCATCGCGGAGCAGCTGCTGAATCTCATCGAACTTCACCGACAGTGGCGGTGCCTGCTCAGGAGGAGCCTTTTCCCGGAGGACTTCCTGAGCCATGTCTTCGATCATCGAAGAGGTCGGCTCGTCCATGCGTTCATTCGCACGCTTGACGACCTCCTCCCGATGCTCCTTCGGAACAGACTGCACCGCTCTCGCAGCGCGCTCGTTCGTCACTACGTGTTCCTTCGCAATCTCTGCAGCGTCGATCATCTGCAGGCCACGCCGGTAACTGAAGTCGAATTCCGCCTCGCAGTAATCCTTGAAGGATTTGTGCCCCGCTGCTACGAACAATTTCTTGTCTCGTATGTCTCGGAGTGCATCGCCTACCACGACGAAAGCCTCGAGCCCCTCACGCACAACCTTGTGAAGACGCACGAACTCTTCCTTGAGTTCGATCGCTGAATCCATGATTCACCTCATGCTGAGAGTGGTTCCTCGTTCGCCGAGCCTGGCGAATGGGAGATTGATTCCCTGTTCCAGTTCTTCGCGGATCTTCGTGGTGTTCGGAGTGGGGAACACCATCATGTAATCCTTCGGCACATCGTTGGCGTCGTATATCAGCGGCGCTCGCCCGCCGTTCTTCCTTACGGAAAACCTGAAGGAATCGGTCTCGACCTTTTTCGTTCCACGCTCCTGCATGAACCACATCAACCGTTCCTTGAGGTTCTGCGCAGCGTTGGCATCGACGGTTGCTCTAGTCTTGAGCCGCTTCGCTTCCTCCAGTCGGGCCTTCGAGCGAGCCTCAAGCTCGCGGATCATCCGCCCGTAGTTCTCCAGCTTCTTCTCAAGCTGCTCTTGGTTCTCCTGCAGCCAGGACATCACGACGTCCTCGTCCGCCGGCGTGCTGACGTCGCCACCTTGCTCGATGAGTAGTTCTTCGAGGGCCTTCAGATCATCTGAGATTTCATAAAGCGTGCTCACCAGACGATCTCCTCTTCGATGGGTGGCTCATCATCGGTCTTGTCAGAAGCGGAAGCGACCAGGTCTGCGTACCTGAATGTGTACTCGTTGTACTTGTCGTTCCATGCGATCTCCTTGAACTCGAGTGCGAGCCCTTCGTCGATCGCTCTGTCAATGTCCGCCGGGCGAGCAAACGTCGTCAGCTGATACCCGTCGTCCGTTGTGACTCCGTATTTGACCCAGGGTCCTCTCGAGTTGGTGCCCTTCTTGATCTCTTGGATCGAGACCGGGATCTTTTCTGTGGTCCTGCCCAGTCGTTCCTCGCGGGGGGCCTCGGGCACCTCTTCAGACACCACCTCCTCATGAGGCGGAGTCGCGAGCGACTCCACCTCAGAGGGAGGAAGAGATGAAACCGAAGGGGGCTGCACCCGCGAAGCAGCCGGGCGTGAGACAGGCTCGGGAATCTCAGACTCGCCGTGCTGCTCGACGTACACGGGTGCAGCCCCAAGTGCATCGGGGCAATGCTCGCGATACCCGGCGCTGATGCACCGTGCGAAGAGCATCGCCTTGGGGTACTTCTTCCAGTTCTGATTGGTCAGACCTGCACGCTTCGCATCCGCGAGCGTCCAGGTTGTGGTCCCGATCACCTCGTTGGTACGGGTGTCAAGAAAATCGATGTCGCATCGCTCGTTTGTGGATGTCGCTCGGTAGTCGTACTTTCCGGAACGCTTGATGGCTGCAGCCATCAGGTTCGCTCCGAGGACAGGCTTACCGTTGATCATGTGCAAACCGCACATCGATTCCCAAGGGGTGAGGTTGAGGCCCTGGCCCACGATCAGCTTGGTCGCACATTCCGCCACGCTTTTGTTGTCGGGAAACATCCCGCCCTTGGTGAAGACCTCGGCGACACTCATCGGGTCCATAGTCGCTAGTTGCATCTGCTGATTCATCAGTTCCGTTCTTCCCGGTTCACGATGAAGCGACGCCACTCCCCTTGCCCGAGCTCGGCGAGGACGTCGTCATCTGGTTGTGGTTTGTCCGTGGTTAAAGTCTTTGAGGCCCGCGACTCGCTCTGGATCCTCTGGACTTCTGCCTTCAACATCTTGAGGAGTCGCCTGATGCGACTCACAGCATCATGTGGTTGTCTCTGCACGCTCGACCTCCAGGTCGTGGTGCAGGATCATGGGTCCGGGAGGTTGCGGTCCCCCCGGGCCCATTCCCCTGCACGTTCAAGTGTCTTGGGAATAGTACTGATCTGGCACGGCAAGGTAGTGCTGCCGTGCGACCGATTCCGAATGCCCCAGCCACGCACAGCAGACGTGGCTGGGGGATTTCGCATGCCATATGGTGTCTCTGGCCCGGCGTAAGTCTCGCATGGTGAAGGGTTTAACCCCCACCTGCTGGCATGCCTGCTTGACGTAGCGGGCAAGCATGTTCTTTTTTCCAGTTTCCAAGAGCCCGCACACAGTGATCTGTGGAGGCTGTGACACAACGTCTGTTTTCAACCTAGGCCCATGCGAATAAACAAGCGCTTGTTGGATCAGTTCGAAAAGCTCTGGCTCAAGTCGGACTTCGCGGCCACGCTGTTTCGAGGTTTGAACTCGACCCCTCGTTCGCACGATGATCTTGCCCTCGCGGTGTTTGACATCATCGATTCTGAGAAAAAGCGCCTCGCTGGTGCGGAGCCCCGCATACCACCCGATTGCAACGGGAAGAACGTGCGGGCCAGGCCAGGCAAGGACCTGGTTGACCTCGTCCTGGGTGATGAGCCGCCGGCTGAACGGGTCGATGGTGGGAGCCGTGCCTCGCAGCTTTGAAGCTGGTGAGTTTTCAATCCATTCTTCATCGACAGCGCGACTGAAGATCACCTTCGCGGTGCGTGAGTATTTGCACACGGTGCTCTCAGCAAGCTCCTTGCGGAGCATGACTCTCCAGTCTGCAAGCTCCTTCCTCGAGACATCCTCAAGGAACTTGTCGCTGCCGAAGAAGTCACTGAGCGACTGGCAAACGCGCTCGTGAATGAAACGAGATGACCTTGCAAGATCGGATGCGCGAAGAAACAGGTATCGCTCTAGCCATTGGTTCAGGGTCTTGCGTGCTTGGCCGGCCACGCCGGAAGCGATGTGGTCCTGCACCATCTGATCGATGATTCGCTGTGCAGCACGCTTCGTCAGGCCGGCCTTGTTCCCGAGGGATTTTCTAACAACTTTGCCGTCAGCTTCGTACAGAACCTGCCAGTACGCGCCGTTTGAATGGAGTCGATACATGTGTGATTGTCTCTTTCATCAACGAGAACCCATGTGTTTGTCGCGGATATGCATCGGAGATGGTTAGGATTTTTCATCTGCGAATGTGTTGTGGTCTTCCGCCGACAAATCGGCAGCTACGCCGCGAGCTATCTTTTCGAAGATAACGCGCTGATCGTTAATTGTGCGCCACAACGAATCACGATCTGGGTGGTAAGACGTGATGTCCTCGCATCTTGGACGATCGTTTACCAGGTATTTGCGCTGCAATTTCCAGCCTTTTCGCGGTCTCAGGCACCGATGCAAATGGGCTTCCCCAGGGGGGAAGCCCAATGTTTCAAACAGTCGTTCGGCTGCTATCAGTAGTGGTCGTTCACCCATTGTCGTCGTCCTCAGGGGGAAAGTTCTTCGCCGCCAGTTCGGCGGCCTCTTGCAGCCACAGGATGAACCCGTCGAAGGGATCGACGTGCTCCGCGAGGATGGCGATCTTCTCGTTGGCATGGCCTTCGGCGTCTTCGAACTGTTCGAGGGCCTGAGTGAGATGGGCGAGTGCTTCACGAATCGTCATGCTTGGTCTCCTTCACTGCGTCTTGCAGTTGCTTCTTGAACTCATCGATAAGGCGACCCAGTTTCACTGGATCGCCCTTGGTCACTTCCTTCACCGTCTTCGCAACACGAGTCGCGAAACGGTCCAACGGTTTTTCACTCATCGTGATCCTGCTCCAATCAAAGCACGCAGGCTTTCCATCGCATTGATGCGAGCCTGTGTTCGGAACGCCCTGGTCCATCCAGTCGCTGCTGATTCCTCTTCTTCCTCTCGTTCGCCGATCCGGCGGCGTTCGTCGATGCGATCGTTCAGCCATGCGACTCGCTCGCCCTTGTCCAGAAGGAGCAGGGAATCGATGGTGGTTTTGAATGTCATGTACGCCTCGGCGCCTCCTCGGCATTCGGCGCGGATCTCTTCGTCGTTCATGCGGTCTCATCCTTCTTGGCGATGACGCCACGCTTGATCATGTCCTTCACCAGCTGCAGGGCGAGCTTCTGGTGGTTGCCCTTGAACCCGTACTCCCTGCGAACGATCGTCGTGCATTTCGGAGCCTTGCCCGTGAGCCGCATGCCGGGGTGCTCCGCCTCGAATAGCAGGCCACGGAGCAGCATCATTTCCCGGAGTGTGTTCACATCCTGCTTGCCGACGACGGATGCTCCGCCTTCGAACGGCCCGGTCTCGGGGTTGGTTGCGACCAAGCGATAATCGTCGATGTTGATTGCCATCTGTGTGTCTCCAATCGGTGTTGGTTGTGGTGGGGAGTGTCCCCACATCCTTCACTAGTTCAGGATGTGGGTACACCCCCCTGTGCGGTGGTCGAGTCCAAGGTCCAGTTCACTCGTGCATCACGACCGACGTACCTGGCGTACTTGTGACCTTCGCAGTTGACGTAGATGTCGGGGCCGGCCCACTGTCGAGCCGCTCGCATCACCCGGACAACGGGGATGTAAGAACTGGCGTACCACATCTGAGTCAGGCCGAGGTCCGTCGAAATGTCGTGCCACGACTTGTCCTGCAGCATTTCAACGTCGCTGCGTGAACCGCCGGTTCCTTCGAACCATTCGTCGCGGTCCTCGAGCATTGAAACGCTAAACCTCTCGAACTCGTCGTCGGACAGACGGATGGTGCGGACGATCTTGCATCGCATGGGGAACGAATCGCGGGCCACGATGTCAGCGCGGATCTCCGCATCATTGTCTTCGATGTGGTGCTGCTTGTTCAAGCGTGGAAAGTTCACGAGGATCCACTGGTCGGGTCCCTCGGTGTGGTTGGTGATCTGTACCATGTCGTCGTCTCCAATCGGTTCGGTTTGGTGGGGAGGTGGTACGCACTCTTCACTATGTTCAGAGTGCGTCCCACCCCCCCTTGTGAATCGAGTCTCGCAGCCAGCTTGCTGCTCCTTGTGGATCTCGATGAGGTGGTCGGGGTCAGCCCATGGGTCTTGCCTCATGGCGTACCCCAGTCGCTCAAGCGATGGCCTTCGTCGTCGTGGACTTCGATCTTCCAGAGACCTTCGGTCGCAACCCTGACGGTGTAGGTCCAGCCTTCGCTGTCTTCGTACTTGTTCCCCTTGTGCTCGATGCACCCAGGTCCGGCCAGGTCCTGGGCAGCCTCGACTGCGGCCTCCATTGATGTGAAGTAGCTGGTGGTGCTCATGTCACTCTTCTCCTTCCGGGATGTCAACGACATCGTGGTTCTTCATCGAAATGGTTTCGGAGTAGTCGTTGTCCCACACCCAATCGAGATCCGTTTCGTTGGCCTGTGCGATCTTGATGGCTTCTTGCTCGCTTGATGCCTCAACGGTGCAGTAGCACCGCCCGTGATCTTGGGTGACGAAGTCGGCTCGAATCCTGTACTGCTGCATGTCAGTCATCTCCGATGATCCTTATGTTCGTGATCGAGGTGCATTCCGTGTCTTGCGTCTCGAATGCCCAATCGACATCGCCTGATTCGGCGATGGCGATCGCTTCCGAGATGCACGATGCTTCTACGTCGGCAGTCACGCGGCCCACTTCGACGCCTTCAAAATCGGCGGTCAAGTAGTACTTGGGCATGTCAGTTCTCCTTCGGTCATGTCGTCTCCAATCGGTTGGTGGGGAGTGGGACACACTCTTCACTAGTTCAGAGTGTGTCCCACCCCCCTGCGGTTCACTGGTTGACTCGCATGGCATGCTTGATGCCAGCCTTGGCCTCGTCGCCGAAGGCCGCGATCAGGTCGTCGAGGGCACACCCGATGGCGATCTCGGGGGTGTTGTACTCGTAGGCTTCCTCGAGTTTGGCCATCAACTGATGGCCTCGATGGATGCTGTCGATCTCCTCCTGGGTGGGCTCGCCATGCGCCTCCCAGCAGCGGATGCAGACCGCCAGCGGCTCACGACGACCGTGGTCGTCGGGCCACACGTCGAAGACCTCGTCGTTGTGCTTGCCGCACGATGGACACGGCTCAGGCCGCTCGTCGTACTGGTCGAGGGAACTACCCTCGAGGCTCCACTCTCGATGCATCTGCTCGTTGAGCAGACCTTCGTACATCTGTTGGCTGCGGGTCATGTTGGGCTCGTCGGCCATGATGGACTCCCTTCGGTGAAACGAAACACGACCCCCGGTCCTAAGACCGGGGGCCGCAGATGTGGCTGCCCCTGTGGGGCTGCCGATTGGAGTTTGCTCAGGCACCGACGAATGCGTCGGCACCGATGCCGTGAACCGTGATCATGACGGTTCGGGGTTGCTTGCGAGCCTCTTCGAAGCTGCCAGCACACAAGCCGCAGCTGGCACAGCTCGTCTTCTTGCCCGCTTCCTCAGAGGCAGGACATCGGATCTCGTTCGCCTCCGGCTCGACGCCAGGACGTGCGACTCGGAATGTACGGTAGCCACGGTCCATGGCTTCCGCCATGTCTTCCATGCTGTCAGCGGATGCCATGACGACCCGGCGATAGCCGGGATCACAAGTCTTCCACTGGTGGGTGTAGCCGGTGTGCCGAGGAGCCTTGGAGACGAGAGTCTCCCAGACCCACAGCGGAGCAGCAGCCGGATCACCGTAGGTGCCGAGACGAACCGGCAGCTTGCGTTGGCCGATGAAGTCTGCAATCTCCTCCACGGAGTGGAGGGTCGAATTGCCCTTCTTGTACGCTCGCCAGACTCCCAGCGCACCCTGGCCGACGTTCACATAACAGCTCCGAGTCTTCCATCGAGGCTGGCCCTTCGCCTCCGGCGAACCGGCCGGCAGGTCGATGTACAGCGGCTCCTGAGCCCGATGAGGGCAGTCGCCGCAGATGGATCGGTCGAGATCCATCGTGATGGCATGGACCGGGTCAACATCCTCTCGGAGGATGTACGTCTGGACCATGGCTCCAGTCTTCTCGTTCGAGGACTTCGTCCTCAGGGCAGTGGCGATCACCACGATGG